CGTTGGTACTTAGACAAGATGATTGACCTAATGGAAAAAACAGAAGGGAAGAATTGGTGAGATTAAACACACTAGAAATGCTCATTGAACGATGGGGACATGAGAAAGGTATCCTTCCTTATGTTGTACCTGGCGCTCAACTAGAGAAGACTGAGGAAGAAGTAGCCGAGCTACGTCAAGCTATTGAAGAACGTGATGTTGAAGAAATTGCAGATGCTATCGGAGACATCTTTGTAACCTTGGTCATGCAGACACGAGCTTGGGGCTTAGACATGGAAGCATGTGTGGAGCAAGCATACAAGACAATCAGCCAGCGCACAGGAAAGATGGTTGATGGTCAATTTGTTAAGGACTCTTAATGATTAAAATAGATTACATAAACCAACTTAAGGACGCTTAATGATTAAAATAGATTACACACGCAATGAGGGGTTTACTGACCAAGCTCTTACATTGCTTAAAGATTATTACTGTAGGGAAGGGGAAGACCCACAAGATGCGTTAGCTAGAGCTAGTATGGCTTACAGTGAGGGTGACATGGAGTTCGCCCAGCGCATCTATGACTATTGTAGCAAGCAATGGTTTATGTTTGCCTCTCCAGTGTTAAGTAATGCACCAGCTAAGGGTGAAGCTCCTAAGGGCTTACCTATCTCGTGCTTTCTTACATACATTGGGGATAACCTCGAAAGCCTTATCTATCACAAGTCAGAAGTATCTTGGCTGTCTGTTAAAGGTGGTGGTGTAGGTGGTCATTGGTCAGCAGTGCGTGGGGTCAGTGATAAAGCTCCAGGTACTATCCCATTTCTAAAAGTAGTAGACAGTCTGATGACTGCATACAAACAAGGTAAGACACGCAAGGGTAGCTACGCTGCTTACATCGATATTGACCACCCAGATGTCATAGAAGTGATGAACTTCAAAACACCTACAGGTGGTGACGTAAACCGTAAATGCTTTAACCTGTTTAACGCAGTGAATGTGACTGACAAGTTTATGGAAGCAGTATCTGAAGGCGCTGAGTGGGAACTTAAAGACCCTCATAGCGGTGAAGTAAGAGACACAGTTAAAGCTAGAGAGCTTTGGCAACGCATCTTAGACACCCGTTTTAGAACTGGCTCACCTTATGTAAACTTTATTGATGCAGCTAACGAAGCTTTGAACCCATATCAGAAAGAGAAAGGTCTTAAGCTACATGGCTCTAACCTTTGTAACGAAATACACCAAGCCACTAACGAAGAGCGTACAGCAGTTTGCTGTCTTAGCTCAGTAAACATTGAAAAGTTTGATGAATGGTGTGATACTGAAATGGTTAAAGACTTAATCCGTTTATTGGATAACGTGTTATCATTCTTTATTAAACACGCTCCTGATGAACTAAGCAAAGCTAGGTTCTCAGCAGAACAAGAACGCTCTATTGGCTTAGGTGCTATGGGTTTTCATGGTTACCTTCAGTCTAAACAAGTTCCTTGGGAATCTTTCCAAGCTACAATACACAACAACATGATTTTTAACACTATTAAAAAGCAAGCTGTGGAAGCTAGTAAGGAACTAGCAGTCGAGAAGGGGGAGCCTAACGACATCAAAGGCTCAGGTATGAGGAATGCACACCTACTTGCTATAGCACCTAACGCGAACAGCAGTATTATCTGTGGGTGTACAGCTTCGATTGAACCACTGAAGTCTAATGCCTTTACACACAGGACACGCGCAGGCGCACACTTGGTTAAGAATAAGTATCTTGAGAAAACCTTAGAAGAGCTGGGTATGAATACTCAGGAAGTATGGTCAAGTATTATTAATAACGATGGTTCTGTGTTACACTTGGATATTCCTGATGAAGTTAAGGATATTTACAAGACTGCTTTTGAGCTAGACCAGACATGGGTAGTAGAACATGCAGGTAAGAGACAGAAGTATGTATGCCAAGGTCAATCAGTAAACCTTTTCTTCCCAGCAGGTTCAGAGCGTAGCTATGTCAACATGGTACACCTGAAGGCTTGGAAGATGCGAATGAAGGGTTTGTATTATCTACGGACTAATGCCGTAGTTCTATCAGACAAAGTAGGACAGAAGGTTGAGCGTGTAGCATTGAAAGATGCTGACGAGTGCTTGTCCTGTCACGGTTAAAGGAACCTAATGAAAATAGAACTTGTAGACTGCGCTGGGGGTGACCTTAGCGTAGTAAACTCAGCACGAGTAAGCTTTGCAAAAGAAGCAACAGAGCTGGAACTTAAAGACGAAAAGCTCATTAAGTATCTGGCTAAACATAAACACATGACACCGTTTCGTCATAACTTTGTACAGCTTAGATGTTCAGTACCTTTGTTCCTAGCTAGGCAGCTCATGAAGCACCAAGCAGGACTAACATGGAATGAAGTAAGCAGACGATATGTAGATGCACCTCCAGAGTTTCATCAACCAGAAGGATGGAGAACTCGACCTGAGGGTGGCATTAAACAAGGTAGCGGGGGTGTAGCTGAGGACACTGAACAGTGGGCAGTTACATACGGGGGATACCTAGAGTCAGCTCAACGCTTGTACATCGGAATGATTAAGGCAGGCATAGCTCCTGAACAAGCCCGTATGGTCTTACCACAATCAATGATGGTGGACTTCATATGGTCAGGTAACATCTTAGCTTTCTCTCATGTGTACACCTTACGGATTGGTGAGGGCGCACAGGTAGAAGCTCAAGAGTTTGCAAAAAAATTAGACGAAGTAATTAAACCTGCATTTCCTGTTAGTTGGAAAGCATTAACACAAGAGGACTAGCTAATGGCTACAGCCAAGAAACCAGCACCTAAACAAGATAATGATAAACGAGACATTGTAGCTATTGTAGCTGCTATTCTAATTCACAAAGGCGCACCAACGTCTGCCGCAATAGAAAATGCTAAACATATTGTGGAGCAGTGTAATGAGCTTACTTGATACAAACATCGCTTATAAACCTTTCAGCTACCCTTGGGCAGTTGAGATAGCCACAGGCCATGAGAAAATTCATTGGGGTGAGTGGGAAGCAAAGCTACAAGATGATGTAGGTCAGTGGGCAACTAAGCTTTCTGATGTAGAGAAAAACCATATAACTCAGATACTTAGACTGTTTACGCAGTCAGACGTAGCTGTAGGCACTAACTACATTGAGAGTTACTTGCCTAAATTTAAGAACAATGAAATCAGAGCAATGCTTACTTCGTTTGTGAACCGTGAGTTCGTACACCAACGTAGCTATGCACTGCTTAATGACACCTTAGGTTTACCTGAAGAAGAGTTCTCGGCGTTCACCGCCGTCACAGCGATGCAGGATAAACTAGACTTCATGGGTGACATAGATGTTCACAGTCACTCTGGTCTTGCCTTATCAGTTGCAAGGTCAGTCTTAAACGAGGGCGTGTCCCTCTTCTCAGCTTTTGCAATGCTACTTAACTACCAACGCTTTGGTAAGATGAAGGGCATGTGTGAAATTGTCGAATGGAGTGTACGAGATGAAACTATCCACTGTGAAGGAATGGTACGCTTGTTCCGTGAGTTCTGTGAAGAACATCCTAAAATCGTTACGGATGAGTTTAAATCCACTATATATCAGATGTTTAGAGATGCGGTTAAACTTGAAGATAAAGTTATTGAACTTGCATTTGAGATGGGTGACATCGAAGGTCTGTGCAAAGGTGAAGTCAAAGACTACATCCGATACATAGCTAACCGTAGGCTCATTCAGCTAGGCTTAAAGTCTAACTGGAAACACCTAAAGGAAAACCCAATCCCTTGGTTGGATTGGATTATCAATGGGGACAGCTTCAAGAACTTCTTTGAAGGCACTGTCACAGATTATAACGCATCGGGCATGGAAGGTGAGTGGGGCTGGTAATTAAAACCTGCCTCTATGGATACTGGGGAAATATATGAAAGTGTTAAACAACAATAACTTAGGTATAACTGACGTTATGCTTAATCAACTTAAACAGCTCTTCCCCGACACCCTACCTGCGTCACCTATTACTGGTGAAGATTTAAGATACTTACAAGGTCAGCAGAGTGTAATCAGGAAACTGGAAGAGCTACAGAATGAATTTTATGAGGAATAAATATGTGTTTAGGAAGTCCTAAAATGCCTAAGGTGGAAACACCTGTTACAGCGGCTCCACCACCTCCACCAGCTCCATCTCCAGATATTGAAACAGAACTGACAGATGCTGAACTACGTGCAGAAAAATTAAAGAAACGCGCCAAAGGTAAGAAAGGTCTACGCTACAAACCTACTAATACCTCAGGAACTGGCCTTCAGATTCCTAAGGGGTAAGATATGGCACAACGTAACTGGTACAAACCGCCAAAGCCTCTTCCAACATATGAAAAAGAACTTGGTAAGCGTGTAGGAAAGTTTAGGGCGATGAAACTCAGAAGCCTTCTTCGCGCTGAAAGTGCTGACCTAAAGCGTCAACGGCTATTATTAAAACATCAGGGTTATGATAGCACCAATCCTCTGCGTAGGAGGTTAGTAGAGGGCATAGGGCGTGACTCCGATGGGGCTCTGTTTGAAGAAGCACACAGAGGTAAAGCCGATGCCAGAGTGGGCGTTAATGATGAAGCCACTTTAGACGGTAAAACCCGTAAAAAACTACGTAAGTCTGAACAGCTCCGCGCTCAACGTAGAAGCAAACGCAGACTACGTGTCGGAGGAAACCTTAGTATTGGTACTAAAGGTGACTCAGGCGTGGGAATAGGTGGCTCTAAGAAGGCATCTTTAAACATTCCAAAAGGTTAAATTATGATGAATGACGGAAGTGGGTATGTAGCCAAGCGCTACAGCCAACTGGAATCTGACCGTGATTCTTTCCTAGAAAGGGCAAGAGAAGCAGCAGAGCTTACTATCCCTTACCTTATGCCTCCTGAGGGGCATACAGGTTCAACAGTCTATAAAACACCCTTCCAAGGTATTGGAGCAAGAGGTGTAAATAACCTGGCATCTAAACTGCTTCTCTCACTTGTACCGCCTAACAGTCCTTTCTTTCGTCTTTCTATAGATGATTTTGATTTGGCTGCTTTAGGTGATGCAGGTAGAGGAGCGGTAGAAGAAGCTCTAGGAAGGATTGAACGTGCAGCACAACAAGAGATTGAAACCTCTGCTGTTCGTGTTCCAGTATTTGAAGCAATAAAACAATTAATTGTAGCAGGTAATGCCCTTGTCTACCTTCCTAAGAAGGAAGGCATGAAAGTATTTAGGTTAGACCGTTTCGTCTGTCACCGTGATACTATGGGCAACCTGTTAGAAATTATTACAAAAGAAGTGGTAGCCTTCGATATGCTACCAGACTCAGTAAAAGAGTTATTAAAACAAGAAGATAATCAAGAGCAATCAACACACAAGAGCTTAGACTTATTCACCTACGTATATCGTAAAGACAAAAAGTGGGAAGTATATCAAGAAGTTATGGGTGTAGAAGTTCCTGATTCTCGTGGTTCTTATGCTGAAGACAAAAACCCTTTCATACCTTTAAGATTCTCTAGGATTGATGGGGAAAGCTATGGCCGTGGTTTTGTCGAAGAATACATTGGTGACCTAAAATCTTTAGAGTCATTAACACAAGCTATCGTTGAAGGTAGTGCAGCATCATCTAAGGTCTTATTCCTTGTACGTCCTAACGGCACTACAAAGGCTAGAGACTTAGCGAAGTCACCTAATGGTGCTATCGTGAATGGTGATGCTAATGACATCTCTACACTACAAGTTCAGAAAGCTTCTGACTTCAATGTAGCAGCACAGACCATACAAGCTATTACAGAAAGAATGAGTTTTGCTTTCTTGCTTAACAGCTCAGTACAGAGAAGTGCTGAACGTGTTACAGCAGAAGAAGTACGTTACATGGCTCAGGAGTTGGAAACAGCTCTTGGTGGTGTATACTCAATTCTATCACAAGAGTTCCAATATCCTTTGGTCAATCTTCTACTGGGTCGTATGGAGCAATCAGGCAAAATGCCTAAGATGCC